AATAACTGGTGGAAGTAACATTACAGTTAGTAGAAATTCTGATTCGCAGATAACTGTTTCTGCTCTTACCGGTGCTGGATTAGGTGTTGATACTTCAGTTGATGATGTATTAAAGGTTGAGACTGGAAATATTGCTGCTATTGATCCAAATGATGATAGGATTGTATTCTATGACAATAGTGGAGAGAAGTTAACATATCTTGATATAGGAACTGGATTATCAATTTCTGGAACTACTATTAGTGCTACTAGTGATGCTGGTAAGACTTATACTCTACCACTTACTACGAATAACGGGGGATCTGGAGTCGGTGATGCTACTTGGACTTTAACTGATGATTCAGGAAATACAGATCCGGTCACATTATCTGCAGGAGCTAATATAACAATAAATGGTTCTGGATCTAATTTTACAGTTGCTGCTGTTGCCGGTGCTGGATTAGGTGTTGATGCTTCAGTTGATGATGTGTTAGGAGTTTCTGGTGGTAGTATTAATGCTGTTGATCCAAATGATGATAGGATTGTATTCTATGACAATAGTGGAGAGAGGTTAAGATATCTTGACATAGGAACTGGATTATCAATTGATGGAACTACATTAAATGCTCAAGAACAATCTGATACGACTTATCAATTGAAAGTCAGAAGAGAATCTGATGGAGGTAACGCAGGAAACGATACAAATCCATATCTATTTTTAGATGCTTCTAGTGGAACTGATGACTCTGTTAGACTAGTTGGTTCGGGTGGAGTTACTGTAAGTAGAAATAATGACGGACAACTTACAATTAACGGAACCAATGCTGGTAGTGGTCAATTTTTCACAGGTATGATTATAATGTTCTCCGGAACATCAATACCTACAGGGTGGGCTTTATGTAATGGTGCAAATGGTACACCTGATTTAAGAGGAAGATTTATTGTTGGTGCTCAATCCGCAAGTAAAACTGGAACCACCGAACAGGCAGGTCCTGGTTTTAATTCAACTAACGGAGTCATTGCATCTACTTATGAACCAGGTGATATTGGAGGAAGCACCGCACACCAATTAACCGTGGCACAATTAGCAACGCATGATCACCCTATTGGTAATCATAGTCACAATGTTGGTAGTCATACTCATAATATAGGTGAACATAGTCACAATATTGGTAATCATAGTCACAATGTTGGTAGTCATACTCATTATATTGGTGGTCATACTCATAATGTTGGTGGTAATACGGGTAACCAGAGTAGCAGCCACTCACATGATTATTCAAGACCTAACATCCTGTCTGGGTCATCCGATGACGGGGCACCAAGTGGTAATGGTGGGCAAATTGGAGCTAATTTCACAAACAATGCAAACACAGGCAACCAGAATTCAAATCACAGCCACAGCATGGACGGAACAGCCAATGCTGTATCGGGTGCCAATAATAATGTAACTACTGGAACTACAACTAACACTGGCAGCAATACCGGTAATCCTAATGACAGTAACAGCAATACCGGTAATCCTAATGCTCCTAATGCTGGAAATCAATTGACCGGTAATACTACTAACACTGGCAGCAATACCGGTAATCCTAATGCTCCTGAGACTTCCAATACCGGTGATGCTGGCAGTAATCGATATCACGAAAATAGACCACCATACTATGCATTATGTTATATCATGAAAACTTGATTAAATATGCTATACTAAAATTACTGATGAATTTCTGATGAAACTTTTTAATATTAATATAACAAGAAAACCTCTACTTTCAGATTTTATATACATAAAAAATAATGCATTACCAAAATCATTTTGTGATAATGTTATTGAAAAATTTGAAAAAGATGATAGGAAGTATCAAGGAACAACTGGTGGTGGTGTTGATTTAGATGTTAAAAGATCTTTAGATTTGTGTATTAGTGGATTAGAAGAATGGAAAAATTTTGATGAGGTATTTTTTAAATCTCTAAACAAACATTTAGATGAATATTGGAGACAAGTTCCAAAATTGTTTGGAAAAGGTGAAATGGTATCTAGAAAGGGAGAGGATACTGGATATCAAATTCAAAAATCTCAACCTGGAGATTTTTATACATGGCATAGTGATGCGATGAATGATGAAGACGGAAATTCAAGAGTTGTTACATTTATATGGTATTTGAATGATATTAAACATGCTGGATATACAGAATTTGTAGATGGAACCAAAGTTCAACCAGAAACAGGTAAAATTGTAATATTCCCTGCCACTTGGGAATATCTTCATAGAGGTTTTCCCCCGAAGTCAGAAATCAAATATATCTGTACGGGATGGGTGTATTAGACAGTTCCTCAACCGGCACAGTTGACACCGTTGCCTGAATGCTCTATAATAACAAGGTAAACAACCAAGGCACCATGCAAGACGAGTTTCTCACACGTTGTGTTGTAGACCCTACCAGACGCACAATTTATCTTTATTCTAGTGAAGGAGACACCAAAGATATTGTTTGCGACACTGCTGATCAGTTCATAAATACTCTCAAAGTAATTCGTGAGTCTTGTCCTGACGATGCACTATTCTATGCTGAACCTTTGGAGGTGTGAATGGAGATTTTCACAATAAAAGAATGGGAAGAGAACTTTGATGAACTCTTTAAAAGAGTAGAAGATGGAGAAACAATAGGTATAGTCAAAGAAGATGGACAGGCAGCAGTAATGATGCCTGCCGATGATGAAATTATACGAATATATACAGAGCAAAATAACGAAGCTCAGTAATTTCATCATCTGCTCGTGAGACTTGGTAGTCAGAGAGGTTTTATAAACCTTTTCCTCCAGATTAGAGGCTTTGAGATGGTTCGAATCCATCCACGAGTATTTGCTTCCTTAGCAATCTGGTGAATGCAGCAAACTCATAATTTGCCTAAGGAGAGTTCGATCCTCTCAGGAAGCACTTGACAATCAGCACCATTACTGGTATGATTTTCAAAGATAGACAAAGAAGGTTCCTAAAAAATTCTTTTGGTGAAACTTACCTTCCGTCTTTCAAAACAAAACTTTTATAAATAAAACCAAACAGGTCGAAAAAATGTCTTATTCAATGTCGCATAGTCAGTTTCATATTCTTGAATCCATTTCCTTGGATTGCAAGAAATCTCCTCTGTCTGCGAATATGGATAAACATATGTAACATGTAATTCATAAAAGCATAAGACAGGGGAGAGAAACTAAAAGTTTCCTCCCCTTTTTTGTTGCCTGTGACATTTCTGAAAGTGTCTATCACTCCACCACTAAAGATGAAATGGTGGCATTCTTAAGAAGTGGTTGAGACAGACCACACACTAACCTTGACAATTAAAAACTTTAATGGGTCTGTAACTCAACTGGATAGAGTATCGGGCTTTTAACCTGCAAGTTGTGGGTTCGAGTCCCACCAGACCCATATGAGAGAGGAGATCCTCTCTCACTTTGGCCCTATAGTGAAGTGGTCTATCACGTCTACCTGTCTAGTAGGAATCTGGGATTCGAATTCCCATAGGGTCGTTGCTATGCTGCCTGTAGTTTTCTACTACATTAGGTGGTTGTAGCACTAAGTTCCTATCGACTAGCGGTTAGGTCGTCACCCTTTCAAGGTGAAAACACGGGTTCGAATCCCGTTAGGAATACTAACCAGGTGTAGCGCGTCCCGTTTGGGTC